CCAGATGCATCATATTTTGTTGTATCGCCGATTATTCTTAATATTATCCGATTAACATCATTACCATATTTTCGTTGTAGATATTGTATAATTTCCGTAGAATCAGCATCGTCTAATGCAAACCTAGCATTTAATACTGTATCGTATCTTGTGATATTCTCAATATCATTAGAATCTTCTAAATCATTTAATAGCTCTTCTAACCAATCCAAATATAGCTCAATAAAATTTTGAGGTCCTATTTCCTCAATTTTATTAATATTTGATGTTTCTAATAATAAATTTTTTAAACGTATCATATTATACCTTTACTATCCTTCGCACGCGAGACATTCATTATATAAATCTCTTTGCATTTTTGAATCAGCTCTTAAATTAGATTCAGATCTTAAATAATACAATGCTTTCAATCCTAACTTCCATGCTTCGATATGAACTTGGTTAATCCATTTTGCTGGAGCATCTTGGAAGAATGCTAAATTTATACTTTGTCCTTGATCTAAATATTCCTGACGAACTGCTGCTTGTCGAACTAATTCCATTTGATTAATTTCTTTAAATGTTAAGAATACTTCTTTTTCTTCTTTATTTAAACATCTAATATTTTGTACAGAACCTTTATCTTCTGATATCTGATCCCATACTTCTGGTAAATTTTTACCTTTTTCAATTAATAAATTTTCTAAGTATGGATTTCTTCTAATGTGAAGTCCTTTTGCATCATCATCAACATATACATTTCCAGCTATTGGCTCAACCCCCTGCGATACTCCACCCGCTAATTTAGATGAACTACGGTTTGGTGCAACTGCTAACAATGTTAAATTACGTCTACCAGTTCCTTCACACCACAATGGAGATCCAAATTTTGAACCCATCCATATGGTAGCTTCTTCAGCTTTTTTACGAATATCACCAAATATAAGTCTAGTTAACGATCTCGCTTCTAATCCATGGAAAGGAATCATTTTAGATTGCAAATATGAATGCCATCCTAATGTACCTAAACCTAATGCTCTCGATTTTTCAGCAAATCTAACTGTATCTTCAATTCCTTTAATATCTTTTGCTTTTTCTAAAAATTCAGAAATAACAGCATCTAAGAATAATGTAGCTAAGAAAACAGTATCGGTATCTTTCCAATCTTCGTATTTAGCTAAGTTTAATGAACTTAAACAACAAACTAATGAATGATTTGAATCAGTTGGTAAAAATATCTCAGAACATAAATTAGAATGATGGATCTTTAAATCATTATTCTTCCACCATTCTGGTACTACTTTATTTGCATTATCAATGAACATAGTATATGGTTCACCTGTTTTAACACGCTTCTTTAAAGTAGACAACCAAATTTCTCGTTCTTTACCATTTTTTTCAACAACCTTTTCCATAAACTCATCTGTGAATATTGCACCTTGGTGTATGTTATGACATTGTCGTTGTATTTCGCCTTTTGGTTCTCTAATTTCTAAAAACTCAGGAAATTCTTCATGTTCTGCATTCAAATAAATTGCTACAGCCCCACGTCTTAAACTTCCTTGTTTAGATGCTAAAATCCAAGAGTCATATCCTTTAATAAAAGGAATAATACCATCAGACTTTCCATTTTCGCCATTTTTAATTGGAGATCCGATTGGTCTAACTGATGAAAAATCATATGCTGTACCACCACCTGCTTTAGAAAGCATTGACATCTCTGTACTCTTTCTATTTAGCTCAAACATATCATCTCCAACTTTCCCTGAGAAACAAGAAATAGGAAGACCTCTATCCGTCCCAAAATTTGCACAAACAGGTGTAGATGGTATTAACCAAAGCTTTGATAATATATCATAAAACTTAGGTTCTAATGTAGGATCATTATGAAATTTTGCAGCTGTACTTGCTAATCGTTTATATCCTTGATTTGGCGTTTCTCCTTTTTGTAAATATTCACCTTGAATCGTTGTTAGATAAAGAGCATTATTTCCTTCAACCGGGAAATCTTCTCCAACTTTCCACCCTAATTTTTTAGCAATTGGATGTGTTTCTATTTTTTCTGTCATATATATTAATTATTAAAATAATTCCTCTGTTTCCCAATCAGCATTTGGTTTTGCATATCCGGTTTCTCTATTAAAAAAGAAGTCTGTTTGTTGTTCACCTGATACTAATATATAAAACCAATCCATTTCTTTAAGCAATTCTTCGTCTACTGGATATGAGTGATTAACTCGTAATTCTTTTAACTTTCTATTTGCTCTATCATACATGAAATTTTGAACCTGTGCCTTAGTAATTGTGTCCAAATCACCTAATTTAAACACTTCATCAATAAATGCAAACTCATTTCGTAATGCTAAATCAAATCCAGTAATAATATCATATTCCAATTGCGGAGCATATAAACCAGGATTTTCATCAATCAAGGTATTATATAGTTTACACCCAGCTTCTGAATGCAATGATTCATCGCGAATTGAAAATATCATTTGCTGACCAATTCCTGTCATTAAGTTTTTCTTTCTCAATGATAGCATAATAGCAAAAGAAGAAAACAACTGAATACCCTCGGCACATGCACTAAATAATGCTAATGAACGAGCAATGTTAGTTAACGAATCATCATTTTTATCCACATTAATTAATACATCTAATTTGTTCATGATTGTTGGATCATGGAGAAATGCTTCATAATCTTCTAAATGCAACACTTCATTTAAATAAGAATATGCTACTGCATGTATTGTTTCAAATGCCCCAAATGTCTGTGCCATCATTCGTATCTCAGGTACAGGAAACCAGTTAGTCACATAAGTACTCCAGTAATCTGCAATTTGTGTTTCTGACTGAAAAAATCCTTTAAGAATTTGCCCAATAACACTTTTTTCTTTTTCAGACAATTCACTCTTCCAATCAGAAATGTCTTTTTGCATATTAATTTCTTGAAACATCCAATGTGCATTTTGTTGCTGAAACCAATAGTCATATGCCCATTGATATCTAAATGGTTTAAATGCTAATCGTGGCGTTAAAAGTTCGCTTTTCTGTGTTGTAACATACATAATGTAATCTTCTTCTTTATTTATAAAAACAGTTTTTAGACAAAAAAAGGACCGGGTATTTCTACTCGGACCTTATTTAGTATATATATCGTTTTATCCAAAACTTCCGCCCATATCTTTAAATTTTTGAGCTAAATTTTTCTTCATTATATTCTCACCACTTTTCATTACTTGAGTAGTTTGCTTACCCTGAGTTGTTTGTGGTTCGAAGAATTGAAACTGACCATTATTAGTATTAATCTTACTAGGCAATGTAATACCATCTGGACCAAACCTATTTTTAATTACGTGACCACGACCTGTTCCTGACATTTTATCTTCAACTTTTCTAGACAATGACATTAAAAAGTCAGCCACCATTACTTTACCATATGACGAAGCAATTTTGTCAGCTTCGATGATATCTTCTTCCAACGCTGAACGACCTGCTTGAGAAGCTGTCCACACAGGAACATTGTACTCACCTGCCATTCCTCGTAGTTCCTCATATAGTTCTTCAAGAGCTTCATGCTTATCCTTTTTAGTATTAATTTTTAGCAAATCACCATAATCCACAATTACTAATTCAGGTTGTTGTCCAAGCATTATTGTTTTTTCTAAATGAGCTTTAAGACCCATTACGCCTACTGACTTAGTTGGGAAATACTTAACAATTAATTCACCTTTAAGTGAATCCATAGTATCTTGTACTGTATCTAAATGATGTTTTAATGTCTGTGCATTAATACCAGTTAATACCGAGTCGTAACGTTGTCCAACATATTCTTTATTCAACTCTAATGTGTAATGTATAACCGTTTTACCAGCTTTCACTGCATTAGCACCAATATTAATTAATAACCAAGATTTACCAATACCTGCAGGTGCCATTACTACCCCTAATTCACCTGGTGCTAAACCACCATCCATTAAATCATCAACTACATCCCATCCTGTCGTAATAGTGCTACGAGCCGATTCGTCATAACGAGCTGAAACTGTTTTTTTATAATCTAAACCAATATCAGTGTCAGCACCTGCCTTCATAGCAGTATCTATTTTAGTTTTAATTTCATCATAGTTACCCATTTTTAATAAGTTAACTGAATCCATTATTGCTTTTTTAATCTCTTGATTCTTGCAGAAATTTAATATTTCGTGTTTCACAAATGATAAATCATCTGATTCTGTATAACGAAGTACTTCTTTTAACTGCTCTAATATAGAAGCTTTTAATATAGCTTCAGGTCCATCATCACTTAATTCAGTAATTTTAACTTTTAACACATCTTTTGATGGAGGTGTTTTATATGTAATAAAATGGTTTAAAGTAACGTCTAATAACCAATTGTTCGCATCTGATTCAAAATACTCAGGGCGAATTATATCAGCAATTTGTTGTAAAAATATTCTATCCGAAAACATTGCTGCCAAAACTTTAACTTGAAAGCTCCAACCATATTCACTTAATTTATCTGTCATATAACCAATATATATAATTTGTACTTAAAATCCAAATTATTTATGCGTTTGTTGTGCGAATGCATTTAATGATAACCATGTTCTAGTTAACCATTCAGGCAAATTCTTCATAGTAGTCCACATTTTATCTTCCATGAATATTCTTTGAAACTCGAGTTTATTTAATAATGGAATTGACCCATTTATAATTTGTCGGATATTCGAAGTATGTGTTGCTGATATATCCAATAACTTTAAATTCATTAATTGATAATTCTTCTCAATGATTTCACGTGAATCTAAAATGGTTTGATATTTTTTACCAATCTTTGCCTCATTTAACAATGATTCTGATTTAGTAAATAAATCATCTGGTGTAAATTCTTGCTCATTTGCTAGCTCAGGTAAGCATTTTAATATAGTTTTGTCACCAAAACCATTTACTCCTGGTATATTATCTGAGTTATCGCCTGTAAACGTTCTATATACAACATAGTTATTTGGGTGAACCCCAAATTCGTCTACTATATCTTGAGTGTTGTACATCTTCTTTTTGATAGGCGACCAGATCTGCACAACTGGACTTACTAGTTGATAAAAATCTCTATCCGTCGATACAATTGTAATCTTTTTACTAATATCTTTATACATATCAGTAATATACATAATTGTATCATCAGCTTCGATGCCATCAATCGAAATAAGTGTGCATGGCAAATTATCTAAATAAGAAACTAACCTGCTAAATTGATAACGCATTGCTTCTTGTTCGTCTTCAATACTAGCAAAGTGATGATCATGTCGTCTTAATCTAGTTTTATTTGCTCGGTTACCTTTATAGTCCCCATAAATCTTTTTACGACGAGCAGATCCACCTCTACCATCAAATACCACAATACATCTACTAGGTTTAAAATCTCTAATTGCTTTACCAATTGAAAATAAAAATCCTGTGATACCTCCGATATGATCTCCATCTTCGTTTGTCGACGGAGTTGCTCCAAAACTACGTATAAAAGTGTTAGTGCCGTCAAACACCATGATATGATCATTGACACTTGACGGAGCACTATCCTTTTCTTGTTGTAATTGTTTGAATAATTGTTGATATTTATTCATCTATCCTTCTTCATCAATAACTTCATCCGTAACAATAACATCGTCTATACCACCATCAATACCTGCTTGGTATCTGAAAATGTATGATTCGCATAATCTAGCATATAAACGATCTTTTATTTCTTTATTATCTATAACTTTTTCTACGAAGTTTTTTGATTGGAATTTAATTTCACCAAACACTTCACCTGTTTCAATATCAGTATCATCTAAGGTGTAATGAGCACCTGCTTGTTTAACTAGATCAAACTTTTTCATTATTTCTAACCATCCGCCGTAATTGTCAATACCACTATCATAGTAAATGTCATAATTTACTTTTCGGTGTGGAGGACCCATACGATTTTTCACAACATGTACTTCTGTCTTACTACCAACAACTTGTTCAACACCATTAATTTTTGCTTTAATCATTCCGGTATTTTTTAAACGCAATCTAACCGATGCGTGGAATGGAATTGCTTTACCACCTGATGTTGTCCATTGGTCTCCAAATGATACACCTAACTTTGTTCGTAACTGATTTGTAAATATCAAACAAATATTTTCTCGAGCAATCCAATTCGTAACTTTACGCATTGCTTTTGATAAAATGATTGATTTACTTGTTGCATAACCATCTTTGTCATATTCAGCAGCCATTTCTATCTTAGTAGAAGCACCCATTACTGAATCCACAATAATTGTAACTAATCGTTCTTTATTTGATTTACGAACTTGCTCTACTATAGTCTCAATCGTTTCAAATATTTCTTCAATTGTCTCTAATGGAACATATAACATTGTCTTTAAATCAATACCGATAGCTGACATAAATTCAGCACTTGACGCTGACTCAGTATCAATATAAACTGCTAAGCCACCTTTTTTCTGTGTCTCTGCTACTACATGTGATACTAATAATGATTTACCTGATGCTTCTAATCCGGTAACTTCAGTAATTCGACCTACTGGGAATCCTCCGTTCGGTCGATTTGAAATTGCTAAATCGAGCATATCACAACCAGATGAAATCCATTCGGATACATTACTAGGAGAATCATCATCGCCTTCTAAAAAGAATGCAGTTTTTAATGATTGCCCTTTAAACTGTTTATTGATACTTTCTGCTAATGTATTTGCTAAAGAATCTTCCAGTTCTAGTTTGCTTTTACTCTTTGCCATTTCGTTACTCCTTAGTTAAATAAATCATTAAATGCATCAGCTACATTCTCAACTTTATTAGCTGGTGCTTTTGTTGTAGCTGGTTCTGATGCGTCAGTGCTAGTGCTGTTAGATGTTTCTACATCCGCATCTGCATTCTCAGGATTCATCCATTCTTCAAGAGCTTTCTGTAACTCATCATATGATGGTTCTGGGAAAATGTCAGTGATTTCAGGTTGGTTCATGATTTTTTCAGCAATTGCTTTATCTTCAGTTGCTGGTTGTGTATTTGGCTTAACACGAATTGTCGTTTTAGGAAATCCTCCACCCTCTGCTGGTGTAAATTCTACATCAATATCACGACCATTCATTAAGTCTGTAATATCACCATAATCTGGATCTGAAATGATTGATAACAATTCAGTGTAGATTTGTTTACCGAATCCCCAAAATTTAACACCCTCGGATTCTTTACCTCGGACGATTACCGGTACATATGTTCTCATCTTAGGTTCGATTTTACGACCCATGATCCATTCATCTTTGTCACCAGTTTTCTTTAATTTTTCTGCGAATTCTACAATTGGGTCAGTGTTGCCAAATGTGATTGGAGATAACATTGATTTTTTTGCAATGTCATAGTGAAAATATAATTCCAAGAACGGATTATCTTTTCTGTGTACATAAGGGACGATACGAACACGTGTCTTTCCAGTTTCTGGTTTCCACAAGTTGTTTTTCTTTTCGTCACTCTTGTTTAATTGGTTAAGTTTTGCTTTGATAGCATCTAAATTTAAAGCCATAATTTTGCCTTTTGTTAAGTTATTAATTTATGTTATTTATTAATTATATTATAGATAATTAATTCTATAATTCCAAGTTATTTGTTAAGTTTTTTATTATATCTAATACATATATAAATATTAGTACACAAAAAAAGTAGACATTTCTGCCTACTCAAGTTGTATATTATTTAATTTATTTCCATCTAGGATCTCTAGTTACATTAGCTTCAAGTTCAGCATCAGTGAATTCGCCAGTTTCTTTATAAGTTTGTAATGCCATTTCTGCATCATCTGGATCTTGGGCATATGACATTATAATATCTAACATTTCATCATCAGTCAAACCATTATCAGTTCCACCATTTAAGCCATATTCTTTTCTTGCCATCACAACAACATCTTCGGCTTTCGTGTCAGCACCCGGTGCTCTCCAATATCCATCCATGGTATCCCATTGAATTGCAAAACTTTTACCTGTCTCGTTATTTTTAACGTATTGTTTTTCACCACTACTGTGTGTAGTAAAACGAGGATCATTGTTTAATTGGTCAATCAATTCATCCCATTCTGATGGAGTTGGTTCAACTGCTTGACCTTGTGGTCGGTATTCATCAGCTGCTGGATTTCTTCTACCATTACCGTAATTACCGTAATAAGATCGTTCGTTTAGATTCTTAGTACCAAATCTACGCATATTTTCAGCTAAGATATTTTCTAAATTGCGTTTTGACATATTTTCCTAATTTTTTCTGTATTATATATAATAAATATTAGATTACCAAATAATCTTCTTAAAAAATACTAAATTAATTATACGGTAACCTTCTTCGTCTGTGAGTATAAATGAATTTTGATATTGTTGCCAATCTAATTGATATGATTTATCTAATACCCCATTGTTCACTGCTCGTATAACTTCGTTTAATGCATTAACCGTATACAATGTGTTTGTTTCTTTTTTTCGGTGTATGCTAATAGTATTCTGACCTCTTCGATTTGATTCCATTGCATTATATGTGCAATACAATGTATTAGGTACAGTTGAATTAGCAAACACAAAGATTCTAGATTCTGGTATCTCGTAATTGTGTTGGATATAGTCTGTTATGATGTTTATATCTGATTTATGTGCAAATGTGCACAGTAATTGCGTTTTCAATTTACATGTTCCTTATGATTGTTGTTCTATGTATGAATAACCGTTATTTGCTGATACATTTTTCAATACAAACCGATATCTACCCTGTGATACCGTATCAACAGCAAAATCTGCTGGCAATCCAATATGAGGTACTGGGTTTCTATAATCATACCATATTAGCCCAGCTATATTTTGAAAAAATGTAGATTTAACTCTATTTAATTCTACAATAAAATTATTAGGTTCGCGTATAAATTCATTACGAGCAACACGTTTAAACCATATTATAACATCATTGTTGCTATCAGTTACCGGATCTCCGATTAATATATCTGCTGTATCATCAGTTCCGGCTGATTGTCGTATAGAAATAGCATCTTCATCATCAATCCAATAAGATTCTTCATTACCATCATTATTAACTGTTAAACGAGTATCTTTAACTGATGTATCTAATTTAGTTTTATAAAATATGTCATGTAATTCTTTGAATCCATTATACCAATTAAACATGGCAGATTTCTTCCATTCATATGATTGTAACTTGTCTAAATCAATTGCTTCAGAAAAACGTGTTTCAAATATCATGATTAACCGTTTAAGTTGTTCATGTGAACTAGGATCTACTAAATGATGTAATTGTTGATATGGATCTCCAATTTGGTCAACTGGCAATACAATATCTTTATAAAAAGATTGTATCTTTTCGGTTAATACAAATTTCGATGCTAACCCTTCTGCTGCTGGGTCAAATTTACCACTTTTTAATTCTTTAACTTCCCATTCACCATATGGCATCACAATATCATGCTGAGCAGTACCACCTGGTTTAGAATCAGCCACACCCAACAATACAGCAATCTCACCATTACCCATACCACCACGTGCACCTCCTACATTCACTAAAAAGAATTTTTCAAATGCGTTGTATCCTCGTTCGACATATGATTGTATTGTATGTGCTCTATAATTTTTATCAAACTCAGCTTTTTCATTGTCTGACAATGCATCATATTGTATTTGTACTTGTTGTACAATATCTGCCGGCAATCCTATTTCTGAAAAATTGATTGATGTTGGTTGCGGTGCGTCAACAGTATCTTCTGGTTGCTCATTTATTCCACGAGCTTTTGCGACAATGTTATTTCGTTCCGTTGAGTCCAATGATGTCATTTCTAACAATACATTATCTAAAATTTGATAATCAGAATCTGATTCAGGATATCCTTTAGGTAATCTATAAGTCCACTCGGTAAGTATTGATTTTATATTCATAACGATATAATATTCATTTTACTATAAATATCCCCTACTTTAACTTTAACCGGAAAATTACCCGACTCTAGGATAGTCTTAATCTTAGGTAAAATTTCTCGAGCTTCTGTTAATGGGACATCAAATAAAATTGAATCATACGTGTATAAAATCATACATGTTTGTGTATCGGTTAATATTTGTTGAACTTGTTGTAATTTTTGCACTGATACTTCTGTTTCTACTGACTGTAAATAATAATTGAATAATTTATTTGCTGTCATGTTTTTTATAGTATCAGAACTAATTGTACGATGCAATATCGGTGTTTTAATAAATCCATTGGCTTTCCATTGTCGCCACAAATCATAAATAAAATCATTTACTTGTTTAAAAAATGGAATTGATAAAAATTCAGAATCAATCCCTCCATACAATAACCGGAATGTTATTTGTTTTGCCTGATCATACTGTTCTTCTGATAATGCAGTTGTATCGAAATAAAATCTACCAAAATATTCATGCACAGATCCATTTGGTAAATTATAACCAATTAATCTAGCAATCAGTCTTACGTGGTAGGCATCAAAATCCATTTCAACCAAAGCACCGTGATCGTGTCTGCTACAAAATGCATCACGGGTTCCATCTTCTTTGTTCATTGCAGCAAAGTTGAATCCTCGATATGCATTACTAGGTCTACCAGTTGTGGTATGATAATGATAATTACTATAAACTCGCGTATTGCTATGAATCAAATCAGGCAATTTAAATTCTGAAGTTACATGCAATCCGTTTCGTTCAATTGCAGCAAACGTTTCTGGATATAACTCATTGAACTGTAAATATGATTTTGTTAATTTAGAATTTATACACATTGGCCAAGCATACTTTCGTATTTTCTGACACATTGCTAAATGTTGCATTAATGGAACAAGTGCATTAACATTGTTCAGTGTTTGATGACGTCTCCAATAAAATGTATGAGCTGTGGTATAATAATGAGTTTCATCATAGGCTTCTCCGTAAGTATACCACCAAAGTGTCTTAATATCCCATACGGTATTGTTTCCGCCCAACTGTAGCCATTGTTTCTTGTCATACACAAAGACACTTGATAACTCTAGGAATCTGCTTAGATGTTCGGAAAAGGATATAAGTTGTTCAGTATGGCGGATAGGTACTATTCGTTCTACACCATCCTCAGTATAAACATATATACACGACACATTATTTTGTGATACATGCAAATTAGGATCTGCTAATACCGGGACTATTAATGTTTTACGATCATGTATATATGTAAATAATGCATTTAAATCTGTTAAATCATCTACTACCATACAACATAATTATATGAATAATAAATTAATAAACCAAATTTATGCGTTAATATCTTTTGGAGTTGCGATATCGGTATTCAAATAAAATTCTGAATAATTAGTTAACACATTTATCATACCAGGTAGTCGCTGTTCTGCTGCAATCGTAGTTAATCGGTTTTTTGTTATAACACCTCTATTAAATACACTATTAATATAAGTATCAGTTAATTCTCCAGAAATTGCCCAATCAATATATATTGCATCATATATTACTGGATCTATTTTATCTGGATAAAGATCGAACTGGGTTTTATCAATTTCGATAATTCGAGAATCATTGTTCTTTTTAACAAAGTATCTATTAAATGACCCACGTTTCATATCATCAGCAGTTGGTGATACTACAACAGCATATGGTTCTTTAAAATTAATATTTAATTGTTTTAAAGAATTATATATTGTGCTAGTAGCAGTTATATTTTTATATGGAACTAATTTTTGAGATATTTTTGCATTCCATATTTCTCCAGTATATATTTCATTTGTTATGTAACGATGATATAATCCAACATATTCAACGCCATCTTCAGACATCCATTCCGAACCAGATGTATATAAATTAGTTGTTATCTCATCAACTGTATAGTATAATTTTTGTCTCATAATATATTAGGCCTCATTATGCATCTAACAGATGTTAACCATTTTCCATCTGAACTAACTTTGTGTGTTATACTGATAATACTAAATACAACATTTTCTCTGTATTTTAATGGTAATACTTCAAATGTTAACACATCACCATATCTAAGTCCATTTATCCCATCTATAGTAAACTCAGCAGAGAATGGAAATATTGGTGCTGTTAATTGCTGTGATTTTAAAATTGAATCTGTCGGATGTTTTAAATATGTAGTTAATGATCTAAATAATGCTGATACTAATTCAGGTACTCCTGGTGATAGTCCAAATTTCGTACGAGACTCCATTATATCAGCGATAGCTTTTTTATGGCGGCTTGAATATTCATCAATTAACTTATTTTTTGCAGCCGCAGTTTTAGAATTATACATGTAATTAATATACGGTGCAATATCTTCCTGACTAATATCATCTGATTGATTTAATATATATGATAATGTTTTTACGTTATCTGGAATTGTTGCTGACAGTTTAAAATCATGCACAATTGTTCCAAATTCATGTGCAGCATACATTGGTATTGAATATGGTTTAACTGGATCTGTTTTAATGCCGGATGTTGATTTTAAAAATTTAGTATCAGTAAACAATAACCATGTTTCTTCTAACGGATGTGTTGCAAGTTGCATTGAAATTGCATTTCCAGTTGCATATGAAATTTCAGAACTTATTGATGATATAAATTCATTTAAAGCAAATCCACGTGTACCCCCATTAGTTATACCGCCGGTTCGTTTTCCATCTTTACCTTCTATCCCTAATAGTATATCTTGTATTGTTTCTAAATTAATTAATATTCTAGCAGGATATATAATACCTGTATTTGTAGTATTATCATATTCATGTATACCAGACCATGTTTCTGGTTTTATATCTTTAAAATATATAGCAGCTTCATTTGGGTCTTGCCCATACCAATTCATATCACTTGGGTTATTAGGATTTTTAGGTAATAGTAAAACACTATCCGGATTACACGAAACTAAATTTGTATAATAATTGCTTTTACACTGAATATCATTACATGCAATAAGTGCTCTAGATCCGCTACCTTGCATTGATTTTAATGGATAATCGTTGATAAATTGAATTAACCCACCTAAAGTTATATATCTGCTAAATTTAGTAGTATTATAACGTTTTGTATTTGAATAAAATTGACGATTAGTTGGGCTATATGGTTCACCATATACTATATATTGATCAGTCGATGTTTTTTCACCTGGTTTAGTTACATATGGTATACACCCAGTACCAACTGGTGTGGAATCTCCAGCAGTTGCTTTAATTATAGTATCAACAGTATTATATAATTTTTGATAAAAACTAGAAACACCAGTTACTGATTGTGGATTATTTTTATCAGCAGGCGGTGTTGTTATAACAGGATCATATGTAGGATTTCTTACTACATTTACTGTTTTAGTTGCTGGTACTTCTTTCTTTGATTCTTCATCAGTTGGCATAAACACTTTAATATCAGTATACGTATTACTAGTACCTGTTATTGATAATGTTATATCCACATACCCAGATGGCTGATATGAAAATTCAAAATTAGTAATTAATCCTTCAAACAAATATTCATTCATATAAGATAATTGCTTAAGACGCTCTTCATCTATAGTCCAATTTGGATATCGTTCTTGCAATTGTTTAATTGGTGGTAGTGATCCAGATGTTAATATTCCGGCAGTAATGTCTTGAGAAACGATCGCTGATTTTGGATGTACTATTACAATTGCCATATATCTACCCGGACGTAACCAAATGTCTTCAATTGTATCTAAATCTCGCATTGGATTTGGTACTGTTATATTAACCGTTGCTTTGTTTAATATACCCATCGAATGATCACCTACGGTAACATCTACCGCTGTAATATATGGTCCAATTAATCTAGATTGATCTTTATTATCATTCTTAATAACATCTTTGAATCGATTAGTTGTACTATCCCACTCTGACGTTGTTGTTGAATATGTTCTAGCATCATTTAAAAATCCATCTTCACCAGTTGGTAAATATCGACCTCCCCTAACCTCAGAACCACCTAATTTATCAACTTCTTTAGTTGTTATATTATTACCTTCATATGCAACTATTTCAACATTAGCAATTTTTTCAAGCATAAACTGCAAATCATTGGTACTAGGATTCCTAGTTATACCAGAACGACCACGAGCGTTTAATTCTTTTTGTAAATTAGGATCTACAGCTGTATAAAATATATTAGTACTATCACTCATCTTGAATTATTTAATATGTTAATCAATTGTTGTATATTTTTATCCGATGGTATACGTAATTTAGAATTTTTAGGTACTACAATTGTTCCTTTTCCTAATCCATTTGCTACAGCAATAATCCACCACAACGTAGAATCTTTATAAAATGTATTAGCTAATTTATCTAAACGTTCGGTCGATGTTGTTTGTATGTATACATCAGTCGATGATACCGGAACTATAGGTAGTATTGAAGATCCTAATCGACGTTTGCCGGTTGAATCTTGTAGTATTGAATTTGTTGTATATCTGCTCATATATTTTTTCCGTTACTCGTTAAGTAAATAAACTGAATTCTGTAGGTGTCGAGTCATCGTTTTCCAATGGACCGATAAAACCTTGATCTCCCGGATTAAGTGGTTTATTTTTATTTCTATTTTTTAATGTTTCTGGTTGGATAAGTCGATTTACATCTTCATTTGCTTCACTTAACCAGTTATTTTCACCTCGTTTTGCACGACCATTTGCATCCCAATCTTTTGCTAATGTATAGAATCTTCCTCCTTTTTGTGGCAAGTAATCTGTTATTAAAGTAAATCCACAGTTAACTGTAATTTTACGAGGTACTTGCATCATGGTTGGATCATGTTCTATATTAATTTCCCATGTTGTATCTGAGTCTTGCAATGTATAAGATAATGAAGTTAATATAGCTGGTTGTTGTCGAAATAAATCACCGATTGTAATACGCATCCATGGTGCTTTCAATCCGATTGTAGTTCCATCATATTCCGGGGCAGTATATCCTGCCATTGCATTTAGTTTACGCCAAATTGGTTTAAGTTCATCTCTATCTGTTGCATACACAGTAAAATCTAATTGTAAATCTCGACTATATCCAGTATATTGGTAATTTGGATCTGCTCTACCAATTAAAGAAACATTGGTCCAATTGGGAGTAAATGAATCTGATAACCCATTTATTAATGCTCTGAAAACTATAATATCATCTGTTTCGTCATCCGTTCTACCATTAAATAATTTTGGTCCAGTAAAATAAAATTTTATAAAATCTTGTGTTAAACCAACTCCTAAATCACCACTTCCTAACTTACTACCCAATATTGAATTTACTACCGGATTCCATGCATATGCATTTTTTTCTGATCGCTGCCCAAAGTCTATAACAGTGACACGATCTCCACGAAATGGTGTTGCTAAATCGAGTGGATTTAGACTTGGTTTCCAACTACCTGGTTTACCATTAATTGGAGTTGAATCCCATCTTGTTGCAACATGACTCCTCAATGTAAAATCATTAGTTATAGCAGATGGATTACTTTCATCGCCAATACCAGCTCCAAAATATTTATTACCACCAATATTAAATACAGTATATGCTCCACCTGGTGCTGCGGCCGCAGCTGCATAAATTGCACCAATCCAACCACGGCGTGTTGCTGCGGATGCGCCATCAAATCTTCTTGCTCGGATATTGTCATATGGAATTCTAGAACGAAAATCTTGATAACGCAAACCTGGAATTGTATTTAATTGATCAAATGGTACCGTAGCATATATTGTTTCAAATGCACCCGTTTCAGTTTTATTTGAATTAATTTCAAATATTTGCGGATAACCGGTTAATGTTGCTGCACTATTCAATGCTAAATTTTCAGAAAATAATCCAATATTTCCGCCAAAATTACTAGTAATATTAGTTGATTTACCATCTCTTGGTAATGATATTGGTGTTGAAAAATCAAAAATAGCACTTACACCCATTGCAAGTGAACCTGTTTTAAATTGTATATCACTCATATGTTATGCCCATGTTCCTCTATTAATACCAGGTGCAAATAAATTGTCTCGTTTAAGAGCTGAGGTTTGTGAATCTATTGCATCTTTCATCATGTTACCAACTGCGGTAAATGCTTGAACTAATTGTGATATTTGCGCACTTGTCATTGCTGAATTAGAACTATTAATAGATCTTGCTAATTGTCTATTACCATCAACATTTGTTCCAGCAATCATAGTGCTATCATTAACTCGCATAAATTTATCACGTGGATTGAATTTTACTACACCATCATTAATCATTAATGCATCTTCGTGTTGACTATTAACACCTTGTATTTGTGCCTCTTCCATACCCGTTGGTGAACCACCTGTGTTCTCTGACATTTGTTTTGCGAGATCAGCTGCACTCATTTCCGTCATACGTTTTGTTAACAAAGCACCTCCTAAATCTTCCATTTCAGATTTTACATATTCTATTAACTTAATATTTGCTGCAGATGTTTTAACATTGCTAGAGGCTTGAGCAATTGTATTTATTTGATCATATATCAACATTTGTGTTAATGCAGATTCTTGATTAACCTGTAATATCTCACCTAATGTTTCGTCAGTAGTTCTAGTATCTTCTAGTGACATCAATTCTTTAAAGCCCTCATCAGTCATTTTACCAGTATCAACTAGAGCTTTTGCTTGTCTAATTAAATCATCGCCTTTTACATTAAATAATATTTCAGCTCCAGATTTTTCTAGTATTTTTTTCTTTTGAATTGCTCGAGATAATTGCATTTCATCAATACCTAATAATTTAGACATTTGTTGACGTGCTAACAAGTTAGTTTCTAATTGACCTCCTTCTTGAGTTAATATTGTATTTAAAATATCTGCTTGTTTATTACCATCTCGTTGTAATGTTGCCATTCGATATGCATTAGTTAAACTTTTGCCTTGAAGATCTAATTGTGCTTTTTCATCGCCAACTAATCGACGACCTGATAATAATTGGTATTCTAATTCATCCCCTATGCTACTTTCAATATTTAATAGATTATCAGATATTGATTGTAAATCTTTCATTTCAAGACCCAATGTATGAGCTTTGAGTACTGCCATTTCTAAATTACCCGGTATTTTACCATATTGTAATTGTATAGTAGCACCTGCTTTTGCAATACCAGCTGTAACTACTTTAAATAACCCCATCGTACCTGATGGATCTAATGCCCCTGTTAATGTTTCAGTTGCTTTTAGTGTCATAGCAGCCGATTCTCCTTGCTGAGATGCATAGTATGAATATTCTTCTGCTTGTGCTGATGTTAATTTCAAATTGGTAGTTAATACACGTTGTACTGAAATTAATCCTTTATAATATGTTTTATTTTTAACAGCTGCTTGATTTAATGTTGGTACTATATTCTTAATACCAGCACCATAAGCCTGCATCTGTTTACCTGTTATACCTAATTCTTTTGCTACAGTATAAAATGCAGCTGACAATTTAGCTGCAGTTGCTGTTGAGACGCCAAATGAATCATTAATTGCTTTATTTCGTAACTCAAGTTTTAATGAAGCTTCGGTTAAGTCTTTATATCGATTTAATAATACTTCATTAGCACCAGCTAATTTATCTAACCCAGTTAGTGCCTGTACAGAATTCGTTTTTACGGCTGTTAAGTTGTCATTGAATGCGGTAGCAGCAGTTAAGGATTTAGTTAATAGTGCCACTAAATCAAAAACACCATGTTTAGGCTTAGATTTAAGATAACGAATTAATCGATGTTGTTCTGTTTTAGTATGCATGGTATGAAATATCTTTATAATAAATATTATTATCTAGATTTTCTACTAGATTTTTTTGATAATGCCTCAGTTTGCTTTTCTGCAACTTCTGCTTTGGCTTCTAAAATCTCATTTACTTTGTTTGCATAAAATTTACGAATAAATATTGGTAAATTATACACAGTTTCCCAGTCCCATCTACCTTCACCAAACCAAATTAATTTAAATAAAGAATCATGTAAGTGTATGCGATCAGGTGGACTAAAACCAAAAAAGGTCTGTTCCAATGGGAAATGTAGATTTGAAGGTGCTCCCATCTTCACCTTCGAATTCATATGTCATATCCAAACCAGGAAGATTAGCTGCAATGTATTTTCTAAATTCTTTTGCATTTTTCGATAAAAATTCATATCGTATAAAATTTTCAATATCTGTTTTATCTCTATTACCATTTACTTCTGTAATTGTAGCTGATAAAAATTCTGAAATTGTTATTTCATTGATATCTTTATTAATATAAATGAATTTTAATACGACATCTGTTCCGTTATTATTAAATTCATATTCAAATTCTCCATTTTCATTAGATTGTAAGTCAAACGGTTTATTTTGCAATCTAGATAATATCAAAGTACGGTCAATTGACTTTTTAGTATTAGGATCAGTAACTTTTACAGGATATTCGACACCATATGCTAATATTCTAGCATTAATTATTAATGAATCTTTATCAGAAGTTTTAATATCTGCAACTGCTACTGGTGTTGTGATTATAGATTCTAATAATTTATCAAATACAACCCCGTTATCAATATATGATGGATTAGTTAAAATATCCTCATCATATGCAGTCATATATCGCATTTCAATTTGACCACTACGCAATGGATGTGTTTCTGGATAAATTTTTCCTTGACTTGGTAAATTCACAATAACTGTTGGTAATTTACTTCTTTTTTGTGATTCGTATTGTTGTTTTGCTAATTCTACGATTTTTTGATTTGATACACGATCTGTCATCTGTGTCATAATAACTCCTTTTAAATAACCTTTATTATAAATATATAAAACACAAAAAATGGGAGATATTTAGTCCCCCATTAATGAATATATTATTTTAATATTAGAAGCTTAATTGTGCCCAATCATATCGAATCGATAATTCAATAGTAACAACATCTTCTGTGCTCCAATCCAATGAACCCCAGTTTGAATCAGTTATCCAAGCACCATTTAATTTCCACTGTTCAATAATTTCACCTAATGGTGATAATTGTTGCAATAATAATTCTTTTTTATAATATGTAGAATAACCATCTCTACCAGTATGCGATTCGTGGTGCTGCATTATCCATTGCATTACTGCTTGTGCACCAGATGGGACAATTGCATCATACAATGTTATTGATAAAGCATTCCAATTAGATTTACCTTTCACATATCGTTGTACATTTATGTAATCTAAAGTAACTTCACCTTGAGTTAATTGTGGTTTACCTGATGCTTTAATTAAATATGATGGTATATTTACCCCGCTGTTATTTACTGACAAAACAAATTGATGTTGCTTTTTTGGTTCCCAGCTGTATGCATTCCCGAACATACCAGCTTGATCCACATATGAGCCAGATATTAAATTTTCTAATGCCATGTTTTCATTATCCTATTTTATAAATAAATATTAGCAAAGTAAAAAAGGTGAGAACTAATCTCACCTTTATTTTTAGTTAATTATTATCCTGGAAATTGTGCTCCGGTTGGTTGAATATTGAAATCTAATACAATAAACTCAGCTGTTCTTGTTGGTTGCAAGAAAATCTGACCGTATAAAATATTTCTATCAATAACATCTGGTGTATTATTCGTCGAATCCATTACTACTCTAAACGCATATAAACCTTGTTTCGTTTTTACTGTTTCCATATATGGATTAACGATTGATAAGAAAATATTTCTAGTTCGATCTGTGTTTTGTTCGAATACCAAATAACGTGTAGATGATGCAATGAATTTTTTAAGTTCTAGCAACAAACGGCGCACTGACACTCGGTCTAATGCACTTGGTCTAGCTTGTAATGTCTTTTGACCCCAAACCACTACTCCTTCATTAGGTAAGTTCGCAATAGGATTAATACGAGCTTCATACAATGTATCACGCATTGCTTGTGATAAGTTAATATATGTATCAGATACTGTAGTTAAACCACCACGAGTTAAACCAGCAGGTGCATACCATGGAGCTCCAATTTTATCATTAAATGCTAATACACCCGGCAATACAACGCTCGGTGGTACCCAAACAGGAACATTTTTAGAAGGATTAACAATACGAACCCATGGCCAATATGCTGCTGTGTAACTGCTATCTAATGTAGCAGTGTCAGAAACAACTGTTGAGATTGGATCTTCTAATCCGTTTGAATCCATTACATAAAATGTATCTTGACGAGTTTCTGCTAGATTAATTGCTAATGATGTTACCGCACTATGTTTACTATTCAATATACCAGGTGTAACAATCATATTCATATCATAATAATCAGTGTTACTTAACAATGTAAATGCTTTGTTATATGCTTTAGTACCTGTCGATGTACTAGTTGCACAATCAAATCCGAATGCATTTGTATTTGCAATCCATTTACCTGAATATTTTGGTAAGTTTGGACGAGTTCCATCAAATCCACCTTGGAATGGTACTATGAATTTACGAGTATATGAAGAAATGTTATCAGTAAATGTACCACCTATTAATGCAGATTCAACTGAACCAGAGTAAGGTGCTGTCGATGATGGGAATGCTGCTGCTGCATCTTGATTAATATTGCCTAAATAAAAATCTACATTGCTACCAGTTGTTGATCCTGATGATGGTAATGGTGCTAAATAATTTAAATTTGTTGTATTATTAAAATCAAATCCAAAATAATTTTTAGCGCTATATGTTGTTTGAACTTGGGTTGTTACATATGTAGCACCAGTTAAGTTAGCAGCACCCGCATTTGGTATTGGAGATGTTAATGCTCTAAATCCAAATGGTATCAATGATTTTTCATTTGTACCATATTTCACAGCGTCTGTTACTTCTACGCGAATGAATTTAGATTTATTTGGATAATCACCATTTACTACTAAATCATTAGCATCTGTTACTGTTTGATAACGATCACCAATTAAATTTACAATGTATCTAGGAGATGTTGGATCTAAATTTACATTTTGAAATATCTCAACTGTATCTGGTGTTTTATCTGTATCTTGAGATGAATATGGAGAATTAACAATATTTGATGTATTAACTCTACGTACCTCTACACTAAAAGTACCATATCCATTTGGATCGGTAACTTCGTTAGATGTTCTAACATCAAAAATACCAATTTTAACTTCATGATTTACTGATGTACCATGTGATAATGTATGGAATCTAAATAAATCTTTAGTAACACTTCCAATTTTTTGTGATGTTATATAAGGTGTTGCTGCTGTGTTATAATCTTGTATAAATTCATAGTTAGAATATTTAACTAATGATAATGTAACATTGCCTATGTTATTAAATGCTGAAGTTGCAGTTTTATCTTCATATTGTACATATACTGGATAATCAACAGATTTTGGTGATGCTCCAAAAACTTTGTTAACATACTTGTTACTCGATTCTACAACTGAACCTGAAATTGCAACGCCTTCTGCTACTAGGAATGCTCCTGAATATCCAATTGCATTTGCATCGGTACCAGTTGGTACTGCATATGAACCAGAAATTTTAATTGCAAATGAACCTGAGCCTGCATCTAAAAGAACTGAATCTTCAAATACCGCTGATGCTCCTGTTGTTGTAATTGCCTGTGTTGGGTGCAATACGTGAGTTACTCTGCTAACTGATGCTGATGTTGCAACGATTGCCATTGCCCCATTTGTTAATTTATATCCATCTTCATATAAAAGACGAGTTACTGTGATTACATTTCCATTTCTTAAATAGTCTTGAACTACATATGGAACATATGAATCATCTGTATATGATCCGAATTTTTGTGTGAATTCTCCCCACGATGTTATTTTAGTTGGTACAAGTGCTGGACCTTTAACTGTTGGTCCGACAATTGCCGCCCCTAATTGTGCTACACCACCAGCTAAAAACGATTGATCTACTTCATTCGTAAATACACCCGGCGATATTATTCTTTCTGCCATTAAATTACTCCTTTAATTTTAATATAAATATAGATTGTAAATCCCAAACCTACACAGCAGGGGTAAATGTTCCATCTTCTATATTTACAGACCCATCGCCGTAACGATCTTTAAGTAAATCTAATAACTCCGATTCGCGTTCTTGCAATCTAGTAAATTGATTAAGCAATTGTGATTTTTGAGATTTCACAATGTCTAGTTTAGATTCTAGCACATGTTCTTCAATTGAAACCGTACCCAATAATTGAGTGTTTTGTGCAAAATCATTGCGAAGAGTTGTAATTGCTTCTAAATGTTCTTTGTCTAATTTTTTTGTCATAACTTATTTTTTTTAATGTATAATATAATATAATAAATTTATATTGAAATTCAAACCGGTTTATCTACAATATCAAACAAATGCCATAAATTGTGTATTGTATAATAATCAATCATTTCTTGTTGTGTTACTTGATCAGGATATATTGTCATATATTCTAATCCATTTTTTATAACCGTAATTGGTAACGGTGGTTGTTCAGTTAAGTATTCTACTCGAAATACTAATTCTTGCGTAGATGCATCAAAATTTGCGACCATAATAATCTCTAAAATAATTTTCTAATCTTAATTGTTCAGATTCATTCAACCAATAATCAAATAGTAAAAATGCACCAAAATACATTCCAGCCCCCATAATACCTGTTGTAATATTGGTATTACCCACATAAAATGATTGTCCTGCAGTCATCGCAGTAGTTACTATGTTGAAATTAGATGTAAATAATTGTTTCTTCAATGTTCCATTAATATATACTTCTTGTTCGGAACCAATGCCGCCAGGTTGTTTTAATCGATATTTAACTGTTAATATCATCCAATCTTCTCGCTCTGCTTGTGATGCATATGTATCATATTGACTATTAGTTATCGAACCTGGCTGACCTCCATAATATATACTTCGTATGGTTCGATTTGCATCTGACATAGATAAATCAACACCACCTGGTGTAATATTGTCAAATACATAAAAAATCTGATTAGCAATTGGTTTTAATTTAACAACCATTATAGCTGATACCTCAGAATCACCACTAAAATTTAATGTCGGTGTTGGATATAATGAACATCTAGAATCATTAAAATCTAACGAGTTACGTAAATTGAAGATATCGTTTGTGATAATATCTGGCGTAAATCCAGAACCTTGTGCATTTGTAAGTGTAAATCCGGAACTAATTAAATCAGTTAGTGTAATTACCGTACCAGTATTAGTTGTAACGTTATCAGCATTGCAAAAGATTAATGGTTTTTTTACGCCTGTTAATGTAACCGGATCTTGCATTTTATCCATGTTAGCAGTACCATCAGTACGACCTCCAGCAAATCCGGTACGATATCCTGCCATTCCTAACCCAGTTTTTGCACCTTGCAATCTGCCTTGATTAAAACCTTTTACTAAACCCGTTCTAGCCATGATTAATAAAATTCACCATTAACGAATATACTAGATGTAGATGTTGGAGATAAAAATACAGATGCCGATGTTTGCATTGTTAAAAATGTGTTTGGCGGTAAATTGTAATAAGGCACACCATTTGCATCTTTTTGTTTTTGAAATACCCCAGCAAAAACTGAATTACCAAAAAAGTCAAACGTTGCAGTACCAGCTGTATAACCTGAGTTAATAGTTACTGCTAATACACCTAAACGAGCAATACCTGCAGAACTTGAAAGTCCTAATAAGTGGTTGGCTGCTGTTGATGAATTTGTCCCAACTGTGATGCTATAGATACGAGATCCATTTGGACCTCCTTGTGCTATAACTAATGGTGTTAATTGCGATGAACTCACTAAAAACGATGATGATGCTAACAATGCACCTGTGAATGTTAAACTTGTTGCCATAATTTATATTTTATATTAATAAATATTTTGATTAAAAATTGTTAGATAAATATAACAGTGTTGCTTGTAATAATGCATCACTAGATATAGTATTGCATGATTGTGATTTTACTGATCCAGATATTGCTAATGAACCTGTTATTTCATATGCCCCGGATAATTTGGTTGACCAATTTGCTTTACCATCTGATGTTTGTGATACTAATACTTTACCAATACCTTCAGTAGTGTCTTGTAATTGTACTGAATATGCAGGAAATGATCCATAATTGGTATTAGCGGCAAACTTACCTCCAATACCCTCAGATATAACACCAAACTCATCCGTTTGACCAGCATTACCTTCAACACCAACTGATATGCCATTACCTTGAACACCAGTAGTCGCACCATCGCCAACAACCCCTATAAGACCATTACCTTGAACTCCATTATTAAAAGAACTTTGTCCAAATATACATGTTTCGCTACTATTAACATATAATTTATATGTTGGATCGATACCACCACCAATACCGACATAACCAGACGCATCTATAACAAATTTAGATGTATCTGGTGTTGTGGAATCTTCTACAACAAATGCATTACCTGTTCCTGTTTGTGTTATTCTAACTAAATCGGTTGAGGTTGAACCTGTTATCAGTAATCCAGAACCAGTAATATTTTGTGTTACGTTTAATGATCCTGTTATCGTAGTATTACCAACTACGTTTAATGCTGTAGCAGATCCAGAAATTATCAATGATCCGGTTACTGTTAATATTCCTGGCGTATTCCATTGCAATGCAGTTGAACCGTTAGTATTATTCAATGTCCCAGCACCCCAATCAATTGACATCGATGGTGTACCTCCTAAAGTAGTTTTATTGTATTTTAAATTCCGATTACCCCAATCGACTGTTTCTCTGTTAACACCATATGGTGTTCCTGGTGTATATAAAATTCTATTATTCCAATCGACGGTAGTATACTCACTATCGTTTGAGAAATCATATGTGTTTAATGTTTCAAGGTTCCAATCAATCACGTTAATTGCTGTTGGATTAAGGGTTGTATCAACCTTTTGAATTACATTATTTATAGTATTTATAGCAGTGTATGTTACTGAAGCTGATGTATTAGATACAACTAATGAACCGGTTACACCTAGTGAACCAGATATAACAACGTTTTGGTTTAATGTGCTTAAACCAGTAGCATTTGATGCTGTTATTGCATATGATGCAGATGCAGCAGATGACGCAGTTCCTAATAACGATGCAGTTACACTACCTAATGTCATCGAATTTAATGCAGGATTATATGTTATAGTACTAGTATATAATCGTTCTGCTGCAAATGGATTGTTATTCGAATCTACAAATGTCGGGAAAAAATTAGCATTAGTAATATTTCTTTCTGATATAATAGTAGATGCAGTTTGTGCTGTTGTTATAAAAGATGCGGTTATGGCATTTTGTGCCCAAGATGCAGTTCCGAACAATGATCCGGTAATACCCGCAGTTACATTAAGCGAACCTGTGATGTTAGAACTTCCTTGTGAGAAGTATCCATTCTTTATTATGAATTCGTTTGCCATTCCTTTTCCCTATCCAAGTTATGGGTTTATTATTTATATATAAATATGATTAGATTCCGAAACGTGCTCTGGTTGCATTGAAGTTTTGAAGTACTTCGGATGCGGAGAGTGCTCGGTTGTAAATTGAGGTTTGTGATATATTTCCTTTAAAATTATATCCTCCACCGTCAATATACCTAGCAATCATTAAATTTGTAGTATCTAATGCGTTTGAAGATACAGTACCACTCGTTGTATTAGTAATTCCATTTCCATACAATGTATGTGTTATTCCTGATCTGATTGAAACTAAAAAATTCCATTGGCCATCTGTTAAAGTCAAATACCTACCAAATGGTGAAGATCCTTCTAAAACACCACCTCCCCAACTATTTGTAGAAGTACCTTTTCCTAACCAAAAACCACCACCATAATTTTTATCTAATAATCTTGCATAAGTTGGGTTTGTTGAATCTGTTGGTCTAAACCATAAACATACTGTAAAATTTGTTAATTGTGTATTAAAGGTTGTTGTTACGTGTGCATTTGTTCCATCAAACACAATTGAGCCACCATTACCACTATTAAATGTTGGGCCATTAATTAATGTTCCATTATTTCTATTTTTACTAATATCTGTCCACGTACTAGATCCACTAACATATGATTTAGTATTAGCTGCATCTAGACATAATACTAGACCATCAGTTACTATTTTTGGTGAATAATTAAATGCCATAACTTATATACTTCTTATTATCGTTTTTAAAGTCCATCCCGATGTTGTTGCAGAACCTGTTAATAACATATTTGATCCAGAAATTAAAACAGTAAATGCTAAACCAGCGGTTGAACCAAAATCTGTTGTAGTTGTTTCTGTAAAATTAACCGCAGATGCACTTTGTATAGCCATTATAGACCCAGCTCTCGCATTTGACCCAGAGCGAATTGAGTACTCAAAAAATGCTGTATCATATGAAGCAGTTGGTAAACTATATATAGTAAATGCACCGGATGCAGTTGTTACTAATTTTGTAGTTGTTATCAACATTGGATCTTGATAACTACCTATTAATGTAGTATTGTCTGAAAATACTTCTAATATTGGCAATCCGGAAATATCATTAACTGAGAATAATGATCCCGACAATGAATCAGTAACTGAGAATAATTCTCCCTGTGAACCTTGTACAGTGAATACTGGTTGTGCAGATCCAGATCCATATACTGTTAACACAGATCCACTATTAGTTCCAGTTGACGCTGATAATAATAATCGAGAACCTGTTATATTTTGGGTTACATTCAATGAACCTGTAACTACAACATCTTGGGTTAATGGATTAACATATGATGCCGTTTGTGCTGTTTGAACATATGAAGCCGTTGTTGCAGTTCCTAATAACGAACCTGTAATACCTGCTGTTACATTCAATGAACCTGTGATAATAGCACTACCTAATACATCTAATTTAGCATTTAAATTTGTAGATTTAGCTATACCAACATTTCCAGATCCTGATATGAAAAATAACGGAGATGATCCGCTATATGAGAATACAAATCCACTTGGTAATACTGAACTACTATAATATGTGTCAAATGCAAATTGTCCATTACTATTAAATGGAGTCATTTTACCATAGCCAAAGGCGCCGTTAGATTGATAAAAGTAATTCTCATTACTTCCGGTATACCTGATATGTAGTGCGCCATTCACATCTAGTTTAGTTATTGGAGTAGTTGTACCAATCCCAACATTGCCGGCATTATCAATTACAAATGGAGTTGAATCTGGGTTTGTTGAGTCTTCGACTACAAAAGCATTACCCGTACCTGTTTGTGTAATTCTAACCAAATCGGTTGTAGTAGAACCGGTAATTAGTAATGCAGAACCAGTAATACCTTGAGTTACATTCAATGATCCGGTAATTATAGTGTTACCATTTACATCTAATCTAGCTGTTGGATTCGATTTACCTATACCAACATCTCCAGAGGATGATATTTGCATTAAATTAGATCCATTAATGTTAAAGAATATTGAACCTACCGCAGCATCTACAGAACCTATATATAATATATTTGACGAGTTGATACCCATCATTCTAGTTGTTACGTTGCTTGAATTTTTTCCTTGTAAATATGTTGCGTTTTGTAATAACGTTATATTATCATATGAATTTATACTACCGGTTACTGTTAATGAACCTGTAATAATAGTATTACCATTTACATCTAGTTTAGCATTAGGAGTAGTATTTCCAATACTAACATCACCTACATTATTAATTACAAATTGACTAGAATCTGGTGTATTTGTATCTTCAACTACAAACGAATTACCTGTTCCTGTTTGAGTAAATCTAACTAAATCTGTGTTTGATGATGCTGATGCTATTAATAATGGGGTTGTTCGGATAATATTTCCATCGTCATTACCTGTTAAATATAATCTAGCACCTGGTGCACTTACAGCAGTTCCAATAGCAATATCACCATATCTTCCAATTCTAAGTCTTTCTACACCATTAGCACCAAATGCTAAATCAACTCCAGTATAATTAATAAAGGCTTCTGCAGTACTATCGGTTCTTTTTATTGTTAAAAATCTAGTTTCACTACTTGCCATACCCTCAAATAACGGCACTGACGTAACATTGGCCGATCCTGAGGTGTGTAATAGTCTAGATGGGGATGTTATACCAATAGCAACATTACCTGCATTACTTACTACAAATGGTGTTGAATCAGGGTTAGTAGAATCTTCTACCACAAATGCGTTACCCGCTCCGGTTTGTGTAATTCTAACTAGATCTACTGATGTTGAACCTGTAATTTGTAATCCAGATCCCGTAATATCAGCTGTTACATTTAATGAACCTGTAACTACAACATTTTGGGTTAATGGATTAACATATGATGCCGTTTGTGCTGTTTGAACATATGATGCCGTTGTTGCATTTGTTGCATTAGATATACTTCCACTAAAATATGAAGCTGTTTGGGCTAAGTTTACATATGAAGCACTTATAGCATTTACAACATATGAAGCTGTTTGTGCATTTTGCACGTAAGAAGCAGTATTTGCTAGAAGAGTGTATGAGGAGGTAGTTGTTAATAGATCTTGGTTAGGATTATATCTTAAACCTCCATCTACTTGAATAAATCCTGGTCCTGATGTATCTACAAAT